GGAAATTTACTATCTCCTCCTCCTGGTCTATCATCACCATAGGGTCTCTCCCGAGGACCATATTCATACCCTTTACCTTGGTATTTTGAATACGGATCTCCATTTGCATAAAATTTAAATGATGAAGGATCAGTAAGTAACTTAATTAAACCCATAGTAAATTAATTATAAGGGTTTGTTATCAATATATTTTTTAGGATCCTCTCCGTTTAAATCTAATTGTGAATCTTTAGCAAAATCTTTTTTTAATTGAGATACTTGACCATCAAATGGTTTTGGTCTAACACCATCTTTACTTAATTCAGATTTTCCTTTTTTTAATAATTGTAATAAGTCCATGATTTTTTGATTATAAATATTAGTTATTTTTATTTTTATTGTTGTTGGTAATTAGTTAATGCTATAGTCCCACCAACTTTATTACCATCAATGTATACTCCTCCTTCTTTATTTAGAAGTTGTTCTAATAGATTTGCTATTCTTCCTAATTCTGCTGAGCTACCTCCGCTACTATTATTATTTCCTCCTAAATTAGTCCCTGCTACAATAGTGTCTTTATCATTAAATGCAATTACTCCTTCAGGACCAACCATTTTTCTAGAAAATCCACCACCCGAAACAGGACCCATAATACCATCATTTACTTTAGCCTCTTGTTGACTAAAGTAAACAGCAGCCGCAGCTCCTGCAGCCATAGCAATCCCGGCAGCTACCCCCAGAGTAGTAGCAGACATACCTGCTATTTGGGCTGTTGCTTTTACACCTGCTGCAATTGCTTCTCTAAGTGCCCCTGCTATTCTTACTACTAAAGATTTTTCTTCGTTTTTATTCTGTGTTGCAATTATTCCTTTAATAAATGAAATAGATGCTACTATACCTTCATAAATTGCAGTAGCTTTATTAATAGCTAATTGTCCTAACTTAATTAATTTTATAGTTCCATAAAAAGCAGCGGCGGATGCTGCTATAATACCAATGGTTTTTTCCATTGTACTAAATTCTCCATTACCTGTTCTTAGTTTATCAACTAAACTACCAATAGATTTAAATATATTACCAACAAACCCAGCTATAGTAATTACAACTGGTTTTATAAATTCAAAAAGAGATGCAATTACAGGCATTATCCCATAAGCTAAATCTCTTAAACCTTCATAAATAGGGGTAAATACTTCTCCTATAAATGAAAAAGTTGAATGTATACCATCAGTAATCATTTTAATATTCTCAGAATCTGAAGCCCATAATTCTACGTCCCCTAATATATTATTTATAACTCTTCCTAGGGGTACAAAAATAGCATCTAAAATAGGACCTGCGGCTTTTTTAATTTTAAGTATGGATTCCTCCATCATAGCATACAATCCACCAGTTTCACCAGCAGCACCAGCTGCATCTTTTTGTGATTGGGCAAATGCTTCCATTGCTGAAGCTGCTCCCATCATTGCTTTGGCTCCTTCTTTTTGAGCAGATAATAATTCTTGATTTTCTGATGTATTTTTGCTTGAATTATTTAACATATCAGCCATTCCACTAGCAGACATACCCATTGCTTTTGCAATTGATTCCTGCTGAATGCGATTCATACCTGCAAATTTTTCTTGAGTAATACCTTGTTTAGCTAATTCTTCAGCTACAGCAGTAGCATCATTATTTAATGCGGCCGCACGTGCTTTTTCAAGGTTTAATTCTTGTCCCGTAAGTAATTCAGCTTCCATCTCAGCTTGTAAAGAATCTTCTATATTAAGTAAAGAATCCATAGTGCCCTCAATATCGGACATTTCTAAACCTAATTTTTTAGCAGCAGCTACTGATTTTGCTATTGCTGCTCCTGATCCCCCCATTGAAATTTTTAATCTGTTTGAGGTTTTAGCTACTCCCTCCATTATCCCTTTCATACTAACATTTAGTTTTAGGGATTTTATTGATTCTTTAGATTGATTAGCTATTTCATTAACTACAGTACCTGCTTCTTTACCTGAAAGTTTAGACATTTCATATATTTTGCCTAAAGTTTCAGCTGCTACCCCACCATGAGCATTCATTTTCATGAATAATCCTGCGGTTTTATCACTTAATTTTTCAACTCCATCTAATTGACTATATATTGCGGTACCAGCAGCTGATGCTTGGCTTGCAGTTAGTCCCATTGCTCTACCAACTCCTTGGGTTTGTTGAAACAATTTTTGAGCTGTATCTGTAGATACACCTAGTGAACGTTGCATATCCACCATCTGTTGGTTATACTCTCGTTGGACTGCTAATGATTTTTCACCTACTTCTTTAAATTTTCTAAATAAAGAGGTAGCCATTGATATTAAAGCTAAGGGACCTAATGCTGTTTTAAGTGCTGTCCCAAAAGCAGCAATACCTACTCTCATTTTACCAAAAATACCTAATGCCCTTTTACCTCCATCAGTAAGAGTATAAGTTAAATCTTTAGCTCTTTTAGATGCCGCTTCTAAACCTAATTTTTTACCTAAGTCTCCAAAACCAAGTTTTTTTAATGCACCTGATATTCCTGATATAGCTGATGTAAATAAACTTTGTGATTTTGATAAATTTTCTTGTCGATTTAATTGTTCATTAAGATGTTCTGTAATAGCTTGGTTAAGAGTTTCTTGTTCCTCTAACAATGCAACTTGTTCCGCTTGACTACTAAGCATACTCCCAAGAGTTGCTGCTTCTTCAGCTAATATTTCAGCAGTAACTTCAGCAAGGTCAAGATCCTCTTGACTAATTGCTAATCCTTGTGCTTTTTCATTTTTTAATTTACTAGCAGCAGCAGTAGCCTCTTTGGCTTCTTTATTTTTATCTTTAAATGCTGTTAGATTCTTTTTTTCAGTTTCATTAAGTTGACCTGTAAGAGTTAAAATTTGTTTTTGAATTTTTTCTTGTAATTTTTGGTCTTTTGCTATATCTTTTTGAACTGATTTTACAGAATCATATTCTGAGGATACATTTTGGGCTGCCTTGACTGATTGGCGGGTTAAATCTAATGAGGCTTTATCTAGTTCTCCTCTTTGTTTATTAGAAGATACCACATCTTTCATTATATCAGAAAGAGTAGTTACTAAACCAATCTGTTCCGAAAGTAATTCGTTAGATTCTTCAATATTTTTCTTTTGTATTTCTTCCTTACTAGCCATTAATCATTAGATATATGTTATAAATATGAAGAGGCACCAAAAACTTGATGCCTCCTAAATATTTATTTTAATTTACTTCTATCAGGATTAGCCCAATCTAAATTTGTATTGTTATTTCCTTTAGATCCTTCATATGCCTTTTTTTCAGCTTCATTTCTTTGATTTATTGAATCTTGAATAAATTTAAAAGTAATATTTCTCAACCATAAAGGCATGTTATATACCGTATCATAGTCATACCCATTTCCATAATAAATTATTTCATGGATTTGTTTAAAAATGCTAAATCTATGTTCTTGAGTCAGGCCAAAAAAACTGGACCTCAATGGGTACTGCGACCTCCTCCTCGCCGTTGTTACCTTCGTGAATAAATGTCATTTGAATATCAGGTTGGGTAGATTTCAAATGTTTTCTAAATGAAGATGAATCTCTAGCTAACATATAACCGTCTACAAATTCACGTATAGTTTTTTTATCGGCATCCCCATCAACTGATGTAATTTGGTGTTTTAAACGGGTAGATATGTCAGCAGACACATTTTTATTAATACGTTTTAAACCTTTAATTTCAGCTTCAATAGCTTTTTCATCTTTTCCATTCAATACCTTATATGTAATTTTGTTTTTAGAATAAGGTAAGGTATATTCAAATTCATTAATACCTTTAGTAATTAAATTTTCATCTAATTCAACAGGTTGTAATTCAGATAAATCAACTACTATTTCTTCACCATCATAAGTAAAGGGATAATCTTTTCCATATCCTAATACACGGGCTGCAATCATAATTGCATTTTTATCTCCTACTAGTAAATCTGAATAGTCAAACTTGGTAACTAGTAATGATTGAAGTAATTTATCAATTACAATACCTTGTTTAACATAATTTAAATTAGTCAAAATATCTTCTTCTTTAGCAGTCATGTATTTCATTTCTACTACCCCAGAAGATAAAGGATGACCTTCGGGATATAATAATCCTTTTGAAGGTAATTCAACGTGTTCTGTTGGGAATTTGAATTTGGGTTTTTCTTGTTGTTCCATAAATTTTTATTTAATAATAACTTTTGTCTTATGATAAATATTAACATACAAAAGGAGCTTGACATAGCCAAGCTCCTCTTTAAAATATCTTGAATTTCTTTATTAGAAGTTCAATACGCAATAATCCATTCCTAATACTACTGTCATATTTTGAGCAGCAGCTTCATTATCCCAGTTGTATTCTCCGAATTCACCTGATTTAATAAATGCACCTTTTAAGATCCATTCCGAAACAATATCACCTACAGGTCCTAATACGTTGATTGTTACATCTTTTTTATACATATCAGAATAACCATCTCTACCAGTAACTGATTCATGGTGTAATCTTACCCATTCCATTACTGCTTGAGCTCCTGATGGAGTAATCGGATCAAATAGAGTCATTGTAACATCATTCCATGATAATTTACCTTTGATTTTTCTATAAGTGTTGATGTGGTTTAATTTAATTTCTTCCTGTGCAAATCCTACAGATGAAACACCTTTAATAGTATATGCAGGAATACCATCAACATACATGATAAACCTATTTTGTACTTTCGGTTCGAAAGCTGTGAAGAAAATTTCGTTGGAATCTAATATCGCCATTTTATTTTATTTTATTATAAATATTTAACTTTTAAAAAATTATGCAGGGAAAGTAGCTCCAGTTGGTAAAATATTGAAATCTAGGTAAATGAATTCAGCTGTTTTAGTAGGCTGGAGGTAAATTTGACCAATCATTTCATTTCTATCAATTACGTCTGCTGAGTTGTTACTTTCATCCATAATCACTTTAAATGCATATAAACCTTGTCTTTGTTGTACTGTTTCTAAGTACGGGTTAACTTGACTTATAAAAGCATTTCTTGTTGCAATTGTGTTTTGTTCAAATACTAAGTTTTGAGCCACATCTGAGATGTAGTTTTTCAAAGCAATTAATAATCTTCTAACATTTACTCTATCTAAAGCAGAAGCTTTAGTTTGTAATGTTTTCTGACCATATACTACTACTCCTGTTGCTGGGAATGAAGCA